CCATACATGGAAGGTTGTTCAATTTTGCTGCGATTGGTGGCCACGTTTTAGTTGCCTTGATGACTTTTCCGTTCAACTCTAGCACAAAGCTTGTTGTTTTGCTTTGATACCAGATAGCGGCGCTGTTTTCTTCGTTCTCTAGTTGAATTGTTTCGCCGTCGAGTAGTCTTTGTTTTGGATTTGCTTTCATTGTTTTAAGTTTTGCGGTTAGTGCTGGGGCGTTCCTACGGTGGCCCCGTAGTTTCGTATCTATAGTTGCGCGTAAACCTTCGGTGAAGCAGAAACAAGTGCGCTAGGAGACCCAGCCCAGTACTCCTCAAGAGCGTCTGACTCTGGAAATTCAGCCTCCAGTTCGCGAAGCTTGATTTCAAATTTTCGAACCTCTACATGTAGTCGAAAGTACTCGTTGAAGATTACACACTCTCTGTTGTTTCTTCTGCGCAACGTCACGTATTGAGCCTTGAATGTCTCTACGATCTCATCGTAATGAGTCTCTTCTGCTACGATGCCTTCGTAACCCTCCCAGCGGCGAGATACCAGTTCGACCATTTTGAGAGTTAACAATTCCTTCTTTGCAGATCTGAATTCCGCAACTTTTTGTGACGCCGTCATGTTGTTTGAGTTAGTTGAGTTTGCATTTGTGGTTGAAGTGTTCATCGTAGTAGGTTTTAGTTTTGTTCCTTTGTTCTCTACAAATGTATAACAAAATATTTAATACACAAACTATTTCACGAAAAACTTTCAAAAAAGTGCAAAAAAAAGAGGCTAGTGTTAACTAATTACCGAGTACTACGCCTTGCACATAATGTTCGCGTGACGCACTCTTTAATTTTCGGTTGCTTCACCATCGGCTATCTATCCATGTATTAAGCAAGTCGCAGAACATGAGGACTTTAATAAAACTGCGGTGCGGTCCTGTTTTTAACTTTACCACTACTTGCTATTTTGTATTAAGCAATAAGGTCGGAAGGATTCGAACCTTCTAGATACTTGACTAATCAAATGAGCTTACCATCTAGCTCGGTGTGGTTGCCTATTCACCGCTCACTAACCAACGCGGTAACAGGTCCCCTCTAATTAGAATAGAGGCTATCCAATTTCAATTTGATTCGAAACGCAAGGGATGACGTTAATGGCTCCAATCGTGGTCGCTGATCTGACTTTTAAAACTACTAGGTTTCCATCTACGCTTTCGGAGATGCTAAACTCTTGGTCTCCAATAAATACATTTACTTTCGATGTCGCGATTAATTCACCGTTTCTTTTAGTTTGGATTTTCATGTATCTAGGTTTTAGTTGTTTTGTTTCCCTTTGTTGATACAAGTATACGGTGAATTATCGTATCTCGCAAATAAAAGTGAAATTATTTTACAACTTTCTTTCAACTAGTGCCAATTCAAACCCAACCCTGCCGAATATTTCCACCGACTTATCTAACGATGGCGAGTGTACGCCGTTGTAATACCTGCTCAGGTCTTCTTTTGTAATTCGCATGGCTTTGGCGATATCTTGCTTGTACCTAAACCGCTTTGATTCTAGCAGTTGATCTACTGCGTCTGTACCTAAACCGCTTTGATTCTAGCAGTTGATCTACTGCGTCTCTAAATGTGTTGTTTGTCATTGTTTTGCTGTTTGTTTATTGCTGTCTACCTGTCCTGCTTGTGTGCGGAGGTCGCTTGTGCCTATTTCAATTACCATCGGCATTGTATTTGTCCGCGGCAAGATTCATTATCATCTCTAGTTGCCTGTCCGTTTGTTTTAATAGAAGTTCAATTATTTTAGATGCGCGTTGCAACTCGCTTTCGTAATGATTTAGAGCTTCTTTGTTGCGCTCTTGGTGGTAGGCTTCGAGAATGGTAGCTAAATGGCTTGGTGGTATCAGAAATCCTTCGCCGCAATCGTTGTCATGATAATCATGTTGGTCTATCAAGTCGGTTCCGTAGATAAAATCTCTTGCTTCTTTACTCATTGTCTTTTAGTGTTAGCTCTTCACCTGTTAAAGCATGGTAGAGGTTCTGGAGTTGGTGGACGTGTTCGATGCCGTCGTATTTTATCTGATCATTTGGAACCAAACCTTTTTAACCACTCTTGTGTTAGTGGGATTGGTTCAGCCCAATCGTACGGCACCTTTACGCTGTTTTCCTTAGCTTGCACCTGCTTGACGCTCAGTGCCTTTACAGTGTAGACTAATATGTCGCCATACATATTGCAGTTAAACAGGTTGCCAATTCTTAATTCTTCTGCTTTCATTCTATTGTGTTTTAGTTTAATGTTTGCTTACCGGTGTGGCGGTGTATGATATTTTTAACCTACATTCGTAACAGTCGTAAGTATATCTGTAAACAGATACATCAACTCTTCGGCCTGACTCATTATCTTGCGCTAAGCTGTGACAACCTTCCTTTGTGTGTAGTGAATCCCACTCGATAGTGGTTGTTAGCATTAGATTCATTAGCTGACTCCGGTTAAGCTCAAGCTGCCTGTGCGTTGATTTGTTCAGGTCTATTGCCATTATTCTTGTATTCCTAACCCTATCCTGTAGCCGTTAAAATGCCTGACTCATGGGATACCTGTTTATTCGTTGTTTTTGGTTGGATTCTTAGCTAACTCAAACACACTGCGTAATTCCTTTGCGTGGTGCATGCAGTACTCTAATAGAGTTGGAAACTTCATTGCTCTTTATTTTAGTTCACCCCAAATATACAACTAATTAGCATAATACGCAAAAGAAAGCCCCGACATTTACGCCGAGGCTAAAGAAACAAATGAAACCAGCCTAGATGCTGGAACGGGGAAACAACTCCCGTAACTAAAACGTTGTAAATATATACATTTTATTTGATCAATACAAAATTACTACCTGCCAATTCCTAATGTCTTCCTGTGTTTTGCTAACCATTTCTGATAATGCGTGTTGACCATGTATCTAAAATCATCCAAGAAATCAGCTAGTTGAGTGTTGTCTTTGCGGTTTTTCTTGATTATCGATCCGGTAGCGTCAACCTGAACTACTCTCATATCTCTACATAGTCCCGAGCATGTTTCAGGGTTTATTTTGAAGTCTGGGAAGTATAGAAGGAAATCATTGCAGTCCGACCTGCTGGTTTTGTGTCTAGGATTGGGTAGTACTTTAAATTGGCTCTTGGACAGTCTAAGCTCAATCCTAAGCTGATCAAACAAACTTAGGTTGTCATCCATGTTTATTTGCTTGTGAGTGCCTTGAAAGTCTCCTGTGAAGGTGCTTAAAGATAAGTATCTACCAAACTTGGCGCGTATCTCATCTGCCATTGATCTTATTGTTCCATCCTTTATAGCCATCTCATCAACTACGTAGCAGTGTTCGCCATGATTGTCTGTGAACATCTGGAAGCAAATAACCGAAAAAGGGTCATAATTGAAATCTATCGCGAAATGTATGGGATATATGGGGTTGAAATTGACTTTGGCGTTGTGCTTCGACTTTTTGTATTGACTCGCAAATGGACTTACTATTCTCTTGGCTCCCCATAGCCCCAAAACATAGACAGCGTACCACTCTGGGTCGTCTATCTTTAGCTGCTCCAACGTGTCAATGTACTTCTGTTGGAGGTTTTCAATGTTATCTAAGTATGTGCTTAGCGTTATTGTTGTGTCTGGGTGGTCTTTAGCAAAAAAACGCTTATAAATCCAGCTCTCCTCATCTTCTGGGTTGAAAGTAAGCCAAATGCAAACATGGTCTACCCGCTTCGTTCTTACAGATGTATCGGCCTTTACGAAGTCTTCAGCGTTTATTTCGTCTGCCTCTTCTATCCAAATGTCAGTAGGGTCCTTTATCGACTTGACCTTAGCCGTTTGATTTCCGGCGCTTTTCTTAAAACCCTTGGATATGATCTTGTTTTTGGTCTTAACGTGGGTTATAGACATACTATTTTCAGTAATCCTAAACTCCCGAGTTAAACCAGATTCCTCTATTAAGTCTTTTAGCTCCTGAAACTGCGAGTCTCTAATGTCGGATGACACCTCTCGCATAATTACACCCCTAAAATAATCTTTTCCTCTACACTTGTTTATGAATATCTGCGCAAGCCTGTGAGACTTACCGCCACCACGACCGCCATACAAGAGATTGTAGCGAGTCTTTGGGTTTATTGTGGCTTGGTATACCGGAAGACATGTTAAAATAGCTTCACGGCGCTCTAACACCTTTATCTTATCAACCGCCTTGAGTATATCTATTAGATCTTCGCGCGAAAGATCGTCGTAGTTAGCCTCAATCTCTTGCAGTAGACTTTCTGAGCTTGTCTTTAATTTCGCCAATTAGATCCTCTTTTGTTTGCTCTGAGTAATCATCTATTTCGATGTGCTGGGTTTTACGCCATCTCTTTGGTTGCCTGTTGCTCAACCAATTCATTGCTGCGCCTGCATCCGGCGGGACTTCCTTTAGTATGGTTTTGGTGCTAACAACTTCCCCGTGCCTCTTTTCGACATGCGTTTCTGTGTACTCATATCCTACCGCTCTTTTTCGAAAAGATTGAGCTACTTCGCCGTCTGCTATCTGTTTCCCGCGTTGAAGTGCCCCCAAAAACTCGGGGTATTTAATCTTCCAATTATCGATTGTAGACTCTACTACTCCAAACACTCCGGCTATCTCTACTTCGGTCAATCCAAGTAGGGTTAACTGGTATGCTTGCTCTACATGTTTTTCGTCGTATTTGGTCGGGCGTCCCTCTGTGTTTTCTCCTTTAGCCCCTGACTTGCTTTTATCTGCGTTGCTTTTACGCTCTCTATTCTTTGCCATTATCGTTTTTATTTAAGCAGTGTAATGCACATTATGTATTTGGTCAGTCCTAGGGATTTTCCGGCTTCGAATAAGTCGTCCGAACTAATATCATTCCTACTAATCCCTTTAGCCTCTATGGCGCTTGCCATTTTCGCTAGATTATCAGCATCTTGTATTGCTTGCTCTTCTGTCATTTTAGCGGGTTTCTGCCTTCTGATTCGTGAAGGATTAAGTGGTTAGCCTTTAGGCTGATGAACGTTGTTTCTTGCTCGTCATCGTAAGTGACCCAAACTAAGTTGTTTGTTCCGTCAAGCGTCTCTAAATAGCGCTGCTCTCCGTCCTCGTTTCTGGTTGCTTGAAATATATCCTGTCCTAGCATTTGATTGTGTTTTAGTGTTCCGAATGTACTAATTTACGTGCTATTAAGCAAGCGTTTACGGTTGTCTTTTTCTAGTTACTGGCTTTTTCAATCCTATCGACGCTATTTTAGCCTTCATGCTCGACTCACTTCTTTGCAGCATTGCGGCTATCTCACTAGCTGTAAACTTCTCGTATAGTGTAGATATGATTGTAATTTCTCCCTTAGTCCACTCGTTGACATCAGGAGACAATAGGGGCCTTGTTGCGTCCCTTATTTGGGCCACTCTGTCGTATTCAACTATCTCTCTTATATCTCCTCTCTCCTCAAGAGTTCGTTCCACATCATCGACAAATGACTTAACAACCAAGTGCTTGGTTTCGTACAGGTTTATAACTGTCTTTCCGGCGTGAATTACTGTCGCATGGTTGATACACGAGAATGGCTCACCTATCGCTCTATTGCTCATCGATGTATATTTTCTCATCAAATACATGCACACCTGCCTGTAAAACACTACTGGCTGGCTCCTATCCCTTGCCTTTAAATCATTCCAAGTCTCCCCGCTGTTATCTAATACAGCGTCTACTATTCTGTTTCCAGTTACAGTGAATCCATAGTCAATCTTGTAGGATATTGTTAGCGCTTCATCTTGATCTACCATAAGTTTTCGTTTTCATCTTTGTACCCTTTAACCGCTGACCCTCTGCGTGCTTTTTCTCTTTCTTCAAAGTACTGCTTTTGAACCGATCGAAGGTGTTTGTTTTCTGTTTCTAGCTTCTGTATTTCGTAGTTTAGGTTGTAAACCTCGGCTTCATGCCTAGCTTTCTGATTATTCATAGAAAGCACTGCTGTTATCGCAAGTGAGACATACAGCGTAAACGACAACCAGAATAGGGATTTGTATATTTTCATATTTCTAATCTTTAATGTCAGTGAATTTTCTTGAATACCAATAGTGCCACACTTCGTATTTATGCCTAACATCTAGCGTTAAGCAGTAAATTACGGCGTGCTTTACGATTCTTTTTAGTCTTATTTTGTTAGTTCGTGTCATCAGTAATTAACCACCCTTACTTTC